AGAGTTTCTTGATAGTGAGACTGCTAAGAACATTAACCTAACGGTATATGATCTTGAGGATTACCTTGAAGGTGGTTCTGATGATATGCATAAACAAATCCGTGAGGCATATGGTTATCTTGGCAAACCCGAAGCAAGAAAGATTAAAAACTTTCTTCAAAGTATAATTGCAGATGCATGTCAATATGAGTATGACAAGAAACCCGGAAGAAAAAAACGAAGACCTACTAAATAATCCAGAACCCCACATAAATCGGGGCGTGGAGTTGCTGTTACGCAGCAGGAGGAAAAAACCAGATCCCCAGAAAACTTTCCAGGTAAAGTTTGGTAAAATGGTTTCTTTTCTCAAGAGAGAAATTGTTATTCATCTAAACTTCTACTTGGATATTAGAAAAAAGTAGGAGAGAAACGATGTTAGCAGTAGCACTCACCGTTGGAACATTAATATCTGTCATGTTCTTTTTTGTTGGAGGTATGGTAGGATGGTTAGCGAAGGAGCACTTTTATAACACAGCACCTATCATCACTCACCCAGAAATGTTTGATGCAGATGGCAATGTTCTTCCCGATGAAATTTTAGCAGTACGATTTGAAAACAGTTATGACGACTACATCGAAGACGACGAAGGTTAAACTTCCACCAAATCCATTTATCCATGAAGTTCTTGAACTTGCTGGAAAGCAACGTTCTAAAGCGAAGAAAGTAGAGGTTCTTCAGGAGTATTCATCTGATGCCTTGAAGAGTCTCTTCATTTGGAACTTTGATGACACGGTAATCTCTATGATTCCTGAAGGGGAAGTTCCCTATAAGAAGAATGAAGTACCTGTTGGGACAGACCATACTTCTCTCCGACGTGAGTATCAACAACTCTATAACTTTGTGAAGGGGGGTAATGATAGTCTCTCTTCGCTTCGTAGAGAAACGATGTTCATTCAGATTCTTGAAGGTCTTCATCCTGAAGAGGCAGAGATTCTATGTTTGGTAAAAGACAAAGCACTACAAACAAAATATAAGATTACATATGATGTGGTGCGGGAGGCATTTCCTGATATTCAATGGGGAGGAAGATCCTAAATGGCAAACGAACTTGGTAATGCACCATCGCCAGAGGTAAAAGAAATGGATAGGAGTTCTAATCCTGAACCAAAAGATTATGGATTGCATATTATCCTTGAGGATGCTGAACTTGAAACCGTAAAAGATAAATCATTTCCAACCGATGCACGTATTGTGCGATATATAAAGGATGGTAAAAACTGTTTGGACCTTACCCGTGGACGTAAGGTCGTAGACATCTTTGACTTTTACTACGATAAGTATGGTTCTAATTCAGTTCAAAGTATTGACTTTGGTTATGGATCAGTCAATCCTAAGATGTGGGGTTATAAAAAACCTGAGGAGAAGAAAAGGAAATGAGTAAAGGATTTGATGTTGAGTTTGAAGTTCCTAAAGAACAGATTGATATTTTATTGAAAGAATATAAAAGACTGAAAAAATACAAAAAATCAAATCTTTTTACTATTGAAAAGTTGGATGGTAAAGACACTGTCATTGACCAGTTGACTAGAGAAGCGGAAGAAGATCCGATTGATTGATGGGCAAACATTACATGTTGAATTTATATGGATGTCCATATGAACTACTTAATAATGAAAGATTTTTGAAGATGGCGATTTGTGAAGCAGTTTTGTCTTGTAAGGCAACTCTTGTTGATGTAATATCAAAACAATTTCATCCTCAAGGAGTAACTATTTTGGCTTTGCTTTCGGAAAGTCATATCTCTATTCACACATGGCCAGAAAAGGGAGAAGCAGCAGTTGATGTTTACACCTGTGGTGATGCCCGCCCAGAACTTGCTTGTGAGTATATTATCAAGAAGTTGGAAGCAGATAATCATTGGATGGGTTCAGTTGATCGTTGAACTTGACTAAATAAGTTGTGGAGTCTATAATAGACTCATCGTTCATCTCACTTCGGTGAGACGCAAGTAAGTCGCGGAACGGATCGTTCATCTCTTCGGAGACGCAAACGACTGAAGGAACGGGAAAAAACGGATCCAGCGAAAGCTGAGAAGGTTAATTTTCACCCAACTTCAGGAGACCTACAATGAATACCCTTCAAATTATCAAAAAGCAGATCGAAAAAGCTGCAGCACTTCACGACGCGCAGATTGCTCACACTACATATCGTGGTGTAGTAACTCATCGCACAGTGATTGCACCAAAAGAAACTCATGCTGACTATTGTTATCGTGGTGTTTCTTACACTAAGTGATTGACTTACAAATTGAATACTGATATGATGGGAGGGTAACCTCCCATTTTTTGTATGGATAAAGAGAAACTCAAACTTATTGTGAGGAATCTAAAATCCCTAGTGGATATTTTGGAGTCTGAAATTTATTCTGATCCTGATGCTTATGTGAATAAGCGCGAGAACTTTGACGAAGAATATTATCCACTTGCCGATTACGACGAAGTATTTGAAGATGACGACAACTACACTGATTAGCGTAACACCAGACGCAGAGAAACATATGGCATACTGTGCCCGTGTTTCTAACCCCTCTAACCAAGACAATGAGAAGTTCTCTGGTCTTCTCAAGTATTGTGTGAAACATCAGCACTGGAGCATCTTTGAGCAGGCATACATGACTCTGGAGATCAATACTACTAGAGGTATCGCGGCTCAAATTTTGAGGCACCGTAGTTTCACATATCAAGAATTTTCACAACGCTATGCTGATAGTTCCCTACTCGCGGAGACGATCCCTCTACCTGAATTACGGCGTCAAGACACCAAGAATCGTCAGAATTCTATTGATGATATTGACCCGTTTGTCCGTCAAGAGTTCCAGATCAAAATGCAAAGACACTTTGCTGAAGGAATGAAACTATATCAAGAGATGCTTGACGCATCAATTGCAAAGGAGTGTGCTCGTTTTGTGCTTCCCCTTGCCGTACCCACAAAAATTTACATGACCGGATCTGTAAGGTCATGGATTCATTATATCGATCTGCGTTCTGCTAATGGAACACAGAAAGAACATATGGACATTGCATTAGATGCAAAGCGTATCTTTTGCGAACAGTTCCCTGCCGTTGCTGAAGCAATGGAATGGGTATAAATATTTGTACTATTAGATATATTTTATGGCAACGTATCCTGTGGTAAACACTGAGACTGGTGAGCAGAAAGAAGTAAAGATGAGCGTCCATGATTGGGACCAGTGGCGTACAGATAATCCAGACTGGACAAGAGACTATTCAGACCCTTCAACTATTCCTGGCGTAGGAGAGGTTGGAGAAGTTTATGATAAATTGAAGAAGTCTCATCCAGGATGGAATGAAGTACTTCGCAAGGCATCCAAAATGCCTGGTTCCAACGTTCGCCCTGTCTAAAGTTTCTTATGCCAGCAAAAAAATCAAAGTCACCTGTTCCATTTGGAATGAGTAATAAGCATATGAAAAGAAAGAAACCAATTAATTCCGATCTGATGAAACAGATCGAACCTCTTACAAATAATCAAGAAGAACTCTTTCGTTGCTATAAAAATGATCAGAACCTAGTTGCTTATGGTGCAGCAGGCACTGGTAAAACATTCATTACATTGTATAATGCTCTAAAAGAAGTTCTTGATGTAAGATCACCATATGAAAAGATTTACTTAGTTAGATCACTTGTTGCTACTAGAGAGATTGGATTTCTTCCTGGAGATCATGAAGATAAATCTTCTCTTTATCAGATTCCGTATAAAAATATGGTTAAATCTATGTTTGAATTGCCTACGGAAGCAGACTTTGAGATGTTGTATGGCAACCTAAAGACACAAGGAACAATTTCATTTTGGTCCACATCATTCATTCGTGGAACTACATTGGATAATGCTATCATTATTGTTGATGAGTTTCAGAACTTGAATTTTCATGAACTTGATAGTATAATTACAAGAGTTGGTGAGAACTCTAAGATCATGTTCTGTGGTGATGCTACTCAGACTGACCTAACAAAACAAAATGAAAAGAATGGAGTCATTGACTTCCTGAGAGTTCTTAGATTGATGCCATCTGTTGATCTTATTGAATTCAGTATCGAAGATATTGTACGCTCTGGACTCTGCAAAGAATACTTACTCGCGAAAGACGAACTTAATCTATGAACTTTATTCATCATAATTACTTGGGTGACGTTGAACTAAACTGCAAAAACAAGAATGGCATCCGTCTCTATAACATTCCTAATGGAGACTGGGTGCCTTCTATTACTTCTGTAACTTCCTTTTATAACCGACAAGTATTTGTTGAGTGGAGAAAGAGAGTTGGTAATGAAGAAGCAGATCGTATCACAAAGAAAGCAACCTCACGGGGTACAGACTTCCATGAGGTTGCACAAGACTATATGCTCAATAAAGAACTGAACTGGGACAACTATCGTCCTCTATCTAAGTTCATGTTCTATCATTTGAAGCCAGAACTTGATAAGATAAATAACATACACGCTATTGAAAGGACGCTTTACTCTGAGTACCTTGGACTTGCAGGCAGAGTCGATTGTATTGCAGAGTATGAAGGAGAATTAGCAGTCATAGACTTCAAGACTTCTGATAAAATCAAACCTGAGAAGTGGATTGAAAACTACTTCGTTCAGGAGATGTTCTATGCGTCTGCCTACTATGAAATGACTGGTATCTCTGTCAAAAAACTTATCACTCTAATGGTTACACCTAGTGGAGAAATCAAGGTATTTGACAAAAGGAACAAGTCCGATTATATTAAGTTATTAGTTCGCTATATTAAAGAATTTGTATCTCACAATACTAGGACAAAGAATGGAGAATGAACTAGAAAAAGTATTAGAAAATAAATTTTTCTGCCCCTCCAAATTTACACAGGAAATCGAAACTCTTGTGCAAGAAAACTCAGAAATG